GTTGTTGGTGATGGTATTGCCTTTGCCCGACTGGTCTAAATATAAACCATCTTTCATAAGGAATTGTAAGCCGTATCTATCTATTCCCATTATGACAATGCTCCTCCCCACTCTACCAAGTAGCTTGCACTTAACCTTTGTATCGTGAATTTAACCTTTGTCAATGCAGGAATAACAGCAGGGCTTGGATCTGAATCGGCGTCAGGTAAAGTAATATTAATAGCTGTTGTAGCGTGTGTATTAGCAACTACAACTATACCTGTTTCGCCCACCGCCAGCCCTGTAACAGTCATAGTTTGATTAGCGTCAATACTTTGCTCTTGCAACTTGTTTGTAGTAAAGTCAAGAGCTAAGGAAGTGCCAGTGCCGATAGTTATTTTTTCAATATAATTTATATCAAATTCAGTTAATACGATATTCATTTTAACCTCAATTATCAAATTTTATTGTTATAGTCCCACCTGAAATTGAACCAGCATCCATAACAAATTTACGATACCCTCCAACTACTCTAAAATCTTTTAAAGTGTGAATTGTGTCATCCGAAATACTAAATTCTACATTTGTTGTGTTATTATCTTTTGTAACCTGATTCCAATTTATTTTGTCCAAACTTTGATAATATTTTAAAGTTCCCGAACCTACAATTTCAGACGGAATTATTAAGAACTCAGCTTTATTTGATACGTCTATAATTTCAGTTTCAAAATCAACCAATGCACTTATATTATAATTTATTACGTTGTTTACGTCCACGCTTTCCACTTGATTTTCCAAGTTGCTCGTTTGGAGACTTTTGTATAACATTTTCTACTCCAATATTACTATTTATCAAAAAATTAAAGGACGGCAAGTCCACTTCAAGAACTTGCCCCTTTTTAAAATTACCCCAGTCAATATTAAATATTACTGTTTTCATTTTAGCCGATTGTTACTGGGTTTTCGTAAGCACCACCTAAAATAAACAACGTTGCAACACGAGCCGTATCCGTTCCTGTAGCGTTCAAATTTGGTGTTACTGTGCATTTAATATAACGTCCAATTTTTTCTCTATTGAAGTCATATTCGTAAGTTCCAGTAACAGTTGAACCTCCAGTTCCACCCGTTGCAACAACAACCGCCTCAGCAACCGTTACAGTTGTAAAGCTTGAATTATCATCGGAATGGTAAAAATTAACATCCAAATCTAAGGTTTTACCCTCAGCTAAGGTAGCCGTAAATGTTACAACTAATTTACCGCTATTATAATTTTGTGCCAAAACCGAAGCACCTGTAATTGCTGTATCGTCTCCAGTACCACCAGCGGTTAAAGTCGCAATGCCTTGATACTTAGTTAGTAACTTTGCACCTGTATCTGTGTTATTATAATTCATTTAATCCTCCTTATTTCCAATTAACTTGTTCAATTACAGCAGCAGCCGTATTGTAATACATTCCTAAATCAAATTCAACTGATGCCATAATTGTAGTTGTATCTTTTGTAATACCGCTTTGTACATTACCGCTTTTATCTGTATAAGTTCCGTAAGGAAATACATTCATAGTTAAGTTTTTGCTAAAGCCAAGTAATAATTTAGCTAAGTCTAACAAATAAACTCTTGAATAAGTTGAACTGTAAGCATTGCTAATATAATTAGAATAACCAGCAGCATAACCATATAAAGAACCAGCAATTAAATTTTGTGCAAATTCAGCCACGCCTAAACTATTTCTTAAATTAAGCAAATAATTTTTTGAACGTGAACTCATAATCCATTGACCATTTTCAATCATTATGTTAGCACCTTCTAACTTTTCAACAGCACCTAATAAATCGGCTGTAACGTTTGCTAATGTAGTACCTGCTGAATTGAATTTGTTGCCGCTTGCCATTTTATTATAAATACCTAATGGCTGATTAGAGCTACCTGTGCCCTCCAATATTTTCCACTCCATTTCTGCTGCTAATTCTCTTGTTAGCTTAGTCATAATTTGGGTTTCTAAGTCTAAACCGATTGAAGTTGCACCCCTCAAAAGTGAATTTGATATTACAATTTGGGCGTCTAATTTCTTTGCACTTAATTGAATATCTCCATAAGTTCCTGAGCCGTCTTTTGTAGTTGTTGAAAGTTCACCACCCCAATAAAAAGTAGATGCTGACGTTTCTTTTGGAATAGTCATTGAGCCACTACCCATAGGCACTTGCGGAATTTTACCCATAAATACAGAATTTGCATTTAAATATGGTATAACTTCATTCATAAATTGAGATGGAACTAAAGCCCCACCGTTTGCAAAGTCTGAAAGTTCCAATGCCTTTGAAACTCTTTCGTTAATATCTGTTGGGTTTGCTTTGTATAAATCAGAAGCCAAACTTCTAACATCTTTTTTCTTTTCAACACTATCAAACATTAATTTGATAATTCTTGACGTTGCAAGTCCTTTGTCTTCTTTATGATTATTAACAAAAGGTAAATTATCTTTTTTAATTGAATTTACGCCTTTGTCATATTCCTCTTTTAACAACTTTTGTAACTCCTCTTTATTAGTTACTATTTCGTTATTTTCCATTAATAACCTCTTTTAGTTTATCATAATTGTAAATTTCTTTTGTTATAACTTCTTCTTTAGTGTTATCTAAAATTTGTTTTTTCAACAACTCTATTTCAGTTGTTAGCTCTTTTAAAACTTGATTTTGTAAGTCTAATTTTTCATTTAGCTCTGTCAAAATTTCGTTTTCTTTTGTAAGTTTATCGTTATCATTTTCTTTGTTTTCCTCTGTTTGCTCTGCTGCAATTTCTAAAACTTCATTAATTAGTTTTACAGCATCCTGTAATTTTGTTTTGTTTTTAGAGCTTAAAGTAGCTCCCGCTTTTTGAATTGATTCTGGCATAATCGTTAATTCCTTTGTTAATAAATTAATATCATTTGTTTGTGAATAAAGTTTTTGAAGCTCTGTTACATCAAAACCTTTTTCTAATGCACGTTGAATTTCTGCGTTTATGTTGGCTGGCAAGTCCACGACCGACCACTCTAACATCATACTTTTATCAATAGTTCTAATTTGTCTTATCCAGGGACGTTTTAATTTCTTTTGCTCTGTTTCGTCTAAATTCCTAACCGACCTTTCTAAAATTTCCAAACCTATTGAAGCCGTTTTTAAAGTTCCTGCGTCAATTAAACGTTTTGTAATTTTACTTTGCTCTGTTATTTCGTCAAAATAAACATCACCGTATAAAATACCTTTTTCTTTACTTATTATTGAAGTGCCTATTGGAGTTCCATAATGATTGTATAAAACAACTGGATTTTTTTGATATTCTGTTAAATCTATTCCATCCACGTTTATAATATCACCAGCTCTATCAATATCTTTTGTGCTTACAATAAACCTATAACGTTGCTTACCATCAGCATCATAAAATTTTTGTTCACTATAAAAAGAACTAAATTGATTCATAACTATTCCTTATTATTTTTCTTTTTTGCTATTAAAACACATCTACAATTTACATTTTCCTCTGCTAAATTACCCGCTGCTGGGTGTTTCATTAAATCACGTCCAACTCTAAATAAACCGTTTTCGTTTGGTATGTCTCCATCTGCTTTTTTATGTGTGTCCCGAACTTGTTTATCCCTTTGAGAAAGCCACATATAATTGTAATTATACTTTTTAAAAACGTTTCTTTGTGCTGAACCAGTTGAAAAAGTAGTAGTAGTAGTTGCTATTGTTTTCGCTCTGCTTACTGTATAAACATTATCAAATAAATGACTTGTTTTTTCTAAGAACTTATTTAATAATTCTTGTTTAGAAATTGCAGGGTTATCATTTACAATATTTTGTATTTGATTTTTTAAATCGTCATTAATTGTATTGATACTTTCACTTATTTTTGAAGTGCTTAATTTAGTTTCTTCTCTTACAAAAGTTTCAAAGTCTGATAACGAACCTTCATTTAATTCTGAAATTAATTTGCTAACAATATAAATTAAAAGTTTTTTAACATCTAAAGACGTTGCTTCAATTATCATTTTTTTGTATTTTTCAACGTCAAATAATTTAACACCAGCCACAGCATCAATGCTTTTATTATTCTTTACTATTTCATTTTTTAACTTACGAAATACTCTTTTAATTTCAAATTCAATATCATTTGAATATTTAGTCATTGTATTATCATAAGTTTTCCAATATAGATTTAAGTATTCATTTGTATATCCGCTCTGCTTAAAACTTAATTCTAAATTGTCATTTTCTACGTCTATAATCTCCGTTGTAACGTTTTCATTCGTTGTTTGATATTTACTATCGTTATAGTTATCAAAACCGTTTAAACGTTCGTATCCATACATTTCTCTAATATCATTTCTGTTTATAATTCCATTATCTAATAAGAATTGATTTTCTTTTAAATTAAATTCAGGATCAGAATATTGTAAGTATTCAGAATAAATTTCAATATCATTATAGTATTGTTTGAAATGACGTGTAAGTTCGTCATTAATCATTTGGATTCTTGGCTCAATTGTATTTGAATAAAATTCACTTTTTACAACTTCTGCCGTTGCTCTGTTTGCAAAGTCATTTGTTATTAAACCAATAGGAACTCCAAATATTCCCGTCATTTGCTTTAAAACACTATCACTGTCTAACATTACAGTATTTGCACTCAAACCAGCACTTGCAAGTGGTTTTAATGTTTTACCGCCGTCTAAAACTGCAATTGCTTTGAACTCTGGAGGCACAACACTATTAAACTGCTCCCGCCACCTATTCCAATAATCAGGATTCGGCTCATCCGGCATTTCAATTACGTAAGGTGCCGTATTAACTTTTTTCAATTGTCTTTGAAAATACTTTTGACGTTCAATTTCACTTACAATTAAATTCTTTGCTGCATTCAATAAATCAGGAATGCCTAAATAAATTGACGTTTGATATTGATAACTTGGAGATAATGTTTTAATATGACAAACTTCATTAAAAGGTAAAAAACTCGGCATATTTTGAACTGTAATTGAGTAGCCAACTAATCTATTATTTTCTGTTTTAACGGTTACTTTATCAGACGGTAAAACCCAAATTTGATTATTAGTAAAGTCCGTCCACAAATAAGCATTGCCATTTACATCAAGCCACTTATGCAATATTGTTTTTACAGATGACCAACTTGCATAAGGATTACTGTTTAATAATTCATAAATAGGATGCTCTTCAATTTCGTTATCATTTATTTTTATTTTTTGTTCGTATTTTGCAACCGCTGAAGCTCTTTTGTCTATACAAGCATAAATAATTCCATTAATCAAATCAAAGTTTGAATAAGTAGTATCTTGACTAACAAAACTACTCAATACACTAATATAATTTTTTTCTTGTTTCTTAGGTTTAAATATTTTATCTAAAATTTTCATTTAATCAATACCCCTAATATTAAACCTCCAACAAAACCGCCACCTAAATAATAATATTTGTTATCGTCTTTTTCTGAAATATAAATTGTTTCTTTTTCTATTTTTTCAAAACGTGGATAAAAACGTAAATTAAGGTCCCAAACTTTGTTTAAAATTTCATAGGATACAAATATAGTATCTTTGTTATAAATCGTATCTAAGACGGCTTTCTGTGTCAAATTTAATGACTTTAAAGTATTGTTTAAACTATCTTGAACTAATAACAAACTCTCTATTAACTTTTGTTTTGTAGTATCTTTTAATTTTACTTCAATGTAATTATTTTTATACT